TGACTCAAGTATCATCTTGACCACATGTTTATTGTATTGTAGTCTAGCTGCTTTGTCAGGACATTCATCTAAGTAAAATATATTCATAATGTACCTGTTATTAATTCGTCTTTATTCATAGTTGCGTACAGTTTTAAAAAGCGGGTGTCTGTATGAACCTGCTTGTGTTCTTTGAAAATAAGTAAAGGTAGCACGTTGGCCAATAAACCAATCAATATTGGTGAGCATACTTGCTAAATCCTTGTAGGTATATCCACGTCCGGGTGGACAACCGAACTTAATACCTTCGTCATCTAGCATGATGAACTTGCCCAATGTGCCTGTCCTTTTACCTTTACCTACTTCATAACCAATGATAGTTGCTTCAGCATCACTGAAGTCTTTGAACTTCATTAGATCGTAAGACCTACCGTGTTTGTATAGACCATCTAGTCTGATAATACTACCTTCGTAGCCATCTTCAAGATATACTTTGTGATTAGCTCTAGCTATATCGTAGCTTTTAACTAGGTGTGTTTCAACATATCTGACACAAGGGCCATATATATTAGAACAAGCTAGTTGATCTTGTCTTGTACTGTAAGAGTCATACATTACTCCATCGAAGTAATCGTATACATGAAACTGTACAAGATGCTGAGCATCTAGTCTATCAGTATCAGTAGGCTTTTGCTTACGAACTAATGATATAATCTTTTCAAAATCACGTTTTAGTTTGTGATTGTATAACTCGCCGTCGAGTATAACGTCAGGGTGTTGATCAAAGAAAGGTTTGAGAGCCATTTCAATATGTCTAACGTTCATAAATTGTTTGTGGTTACGTGAGTACGCACCATCTTTTGTAAACAGACAGCGGACGCCGTCTAGTTTAGGTTGTATGTACACAGGTTGAGACCAGTCAACACGACTGTCATCGAACTTATGTGCTAGCATTGGTTTCATCATAGGTTATTTAGTTTATTTGTTATTATATCTAGTTTTCTTTTTATTATTGCGGCCTTCATATATTCTTCTTTGCCTTCATACATATTTAATAATGTTGTTAGCCTAGCCATTTCGCCTACTAAGAACTCTTCTTCTGTTTCCTTAAAAGGCAATTGTCCTTTTATTAACTCGCCTAGTGTCATAGGTGAATTATATTGATGCCACTGTGGACTAGCTGCTTTTTGTATTAATCTGTCTAATACTTTATCAGTTAGTTCATCTAACATTTTATCATTATAAAAATCTTTTGGCATCATATCATTATTATCTTCGTTCATTCGTATTTATATTGTGTATACTTTTTCATTTCTAGTTTCGCCGTTAGCAAAATCAGTATAGTCCATATCATCTTTATATCTTTCTATAATCTTGTCAGGTGTTAATACAAACACACATGTACTAGTATACTGATCATAGCAACTAATCCATACATCATCTTTACCTGTCCATATTATATAAGTATAATTATGGTCTATAGCATCTAAATCGTGGTATAAATAGCAACTGTCATAGTAATGGTCATGTACTAGCTTTGCAGCCATAGCACTACCATCTTGTCTATTATTAGTTTTAACCCAGTTTGCTAGCTGTACACCTTGCCACTCAGGATAACCATCATGATGTAAATACATATTTACGTAGCTTTTGTCACTGTACACCGATGGTGGAGCAGCAAACCCAAGCTCATGATTTTGTGCGTAGTCTCTATGTACTACCATTGTTAAATTTCTTGTACTCATTTTATTCCGCCTTTTTTAATTGTTAAACGTATTTTTCTGATATAATCATGGAACTTACTCCATTTATCAGACTCTTCTTCAAAGTATGAATGTTCGATTCTTCGTTTCATCTCTTTTTCTATAAGAGATAATAAAGTCATCATAACATCTTTACACATCATAAGTTATCTCTTTCTACAAATAATGCGTAGCCAAGCTTTGCATAATTAATTATATCACCAAACCTACTAATCATAGGCTCTGCTTTATTTAGATCGTGGTTGCCAACGTGAGCAGCAACTGAACTAACTTGCTTATCAAAGTAAGCATACCATACAACTAAAGGGTCTACATTTAGCTTTTTAGCTGTAGACTTAAAGTTGTGAAGTACATCACTGTCCTGCATAGTATACTCAGGACCTTTCTTATTCATTGTTTCTTGCGCGTGTGAGTCTAACTCATATACTATCGCATTAAAATTATCTGTTGTCATATTAATCTAGTAATGTCATGTATGCTGTAGGGTTTTCTGATCTGAACCAGTCTAAACCTTTTATCATATCTTTTTGTAATTTAACTAATGCAGGGTCTTCTACATAGAAGTCACCTGTCTTTTCAAGGTTTATAGATATTGTATACTCAGCACCTTTAATAAAGTTATACATAGATAACTCTGGTCCTGTTAACTCATATAGCTCACCGCTAAACGGGTTTTGTACAATGTCGCCTGTTTTATACCAAGCGCCTGTAAACCATTTAGGTTTTTCTTGTTTATTAATTGTCTTCATAATAATCTTCTGAGTCTAATAACTCATCTTTTTTATCGTTAAACTTATCTTCGTATACATCTTGCCACCATTGTTCTAGCTCGTGATTAAACTCCCACTCCATGTCTGACCATACTTCAGGAGCTATCCATACATCACTACCCGATGTTAACTCACCGATAGCTTGTTCTGACCACTCGCTGTGATCTTCATAGTAATAACCATCTTGTGATACATAAGGTTTATCGCTGTGAGTACAAAAGTATATTTCATAGCTATCAGCTGTTGATTCACTGTATATTTTTAGTTTATGTTTATCATCACACCAATCAGATGATGTGTCTAGTTTGCCGCCATATTCCGTATCGATATATTCAAGAAGCCAAGGCGCATCTGGTTCTTGCATTATACCATCGTCGACTAATGCCGAAGTGATAATATCGTCTGTTAGTAACTCTGCCATTATTCTTCGATAAGTATTCTGCCGCCGTACATAATATCTTTGGCTGTTACATCACTTGTATAAAGACCTGAGTAAGACATTAAGTCGCTAATATCTCTTAGAGATAATTCGTGCCATAATGTAGAGCTCATGAGTTTATACTTTAATCTTTTAGCGCTGTCATATTTTTTAGCGCTAGCTTGCAACTCTGATTTAAGTTTAGGTTGCAGTAAGTCATAAATTGATTTAATTTTACTCATATTGTTTTTATATTTAATTATTCTGATTATATTATCCATCTACATTCGTATTTGTGTTGTAATATTAAGGGTGACACCGTGCACAGTGCCCAAGCTTTCAGGAGCCAAGTAAGTCTAGTCATTGACCTCTGTCCAGTTACTAATATGGACTTGGTTAAACATCTTTGACTTCTCAACCGTCTTTCTTGTTTTACCCTGTTAGTGGACGTGGCAGGACTCGAACCTGCGTTACCATGACTCGGTGATACCATGTCTCGGTCAATTCCATAATCACGCCCATAAGGCAGCAGTCGTGGACCGGTACTAACTAGTATTATGCTTTATCCACGCTTTCGACCAGTATGCTGCCGCCTTCTCCTTTGTTTTCAACACTAAGCTTACAGTGTATTCCCAGGAGTTATATCTCTTTCACTTGTTACCATCCACTCACAGTCATTTACTTTGTGACCTGCGCCGTATAAAAACGCTTCACAAGACTCTGAGTCAGGATTCCATTTATTTTCATCATTACATAACGAGCTAATGTCATATCTATATACCTTACCGTCATTAAAATCTAGTAAGAATATGTACTTAGCTGTGTAGCTGCTTGTGCTTCTTAGCCCGCTGTAGTTACAAGTTTCTTCTTTATCTTCAAAGTATTTTTTTACTGAATCACTCATCGTAGTATTTATTAGTAGTTACATCAAAAGCGTTTGCGACATGGCGAGCAACAGTTCTAGCCATATAACTATGAGCTTCGTCTATTATTTTGCCCTCACTGTTTTTGGGTAGAAACTGATCTACTTGCCAGTCGCATTGCTTATTGATTTGTTTTGTTATATCTTCTGCTATTTCTTTAGCTACTATATGTATTTGTTTTATTGCTGCCATAGTATTATCTTAAACATGTTCCGTAACCTCGTCTAGCGCCAAGCTTCCTTACACGTTTCGCCTGACTTTTTGGCATAATTTGAATAGTATTGCCGGTTTTATGGTATGTGATTTGAACACAGCCATAAGGTTCAGTGGTTGAACAGTCGACGCAAGAGGTATAACCTAGTGCGAGGCGCTGCGGAGGTATTATATTTTTACATTTACATTTTGTCATACAATTATATTATCTGACTTTTGTCGTATTTATATTGTAATTTTTTAAATAATATTCTAACATATAGTTTAATCTAGCAAGACTTGACCATACTTTAGTCCTTGCCTTACCTATATATTTTCTAGTTTCTAACTTACCATCAATTAAAAACGTAGTTCTTTGCTCTTGATTATAAGTTTTATTTATTTGATATGGTGAATAACAACCATTTTGTTTTCTTACATAACCTGATTTAAAGCAAGCTAGTCTTAATCTTGGTGTATCATCTAGTGATTTACCTTTAGATTTTAGCCAATTTTTGTAAAATACATTAGTATTTTCATATGTGGAGCAAGGAAACTCAAATTCTCTTGTACCATTTATTGCTTGTCTTTGTGTAGTTACTTCTTTAATATTATACTTAATAAGCAATTGTCTTACAAATGCGTTCTCAAGTGCTTCTTGTTCTAATTGATATTGTGTCATAGTTATTTATTGTATTGCTGCATGAAGTCGTAGTCTTTTTGAAATCTACCACCTGGTGCATATTTATTATATAGTTCGACTAATTCTCTAGTCCATCCGCCTTGTGCTTTGACTTTATCTTCTATCAAATCACGTTGGCGTCTGCCATTTTCGTACGCTCGATTGTCATCACTCATCATATAAGTATGGTCATGATACTCGAACATTTGTTCTAGTGTTAAGTCATCAAAGTATTTAGGCATAAAGCGTATTGTTTATTTTGTAGAACTTACGATATGAGTGACAAGTTTTGTCAACGCTATCATAGTAGCTACTGGTTATTATTTTGTCGAGCACAACTGTGTCGCCATTTTTATATTTTAGTATAGCGTTTTGTGGTACGCCAAACATATTATAGTTTGTTAATTTTATTTTATTCATATTATTAATATCTTACTTTATTCGTATTTATGTTGTAACTTAGCGTTAAATGGTGACACGTACTCTTGATAGTACTCTTCAATCGTCACCCACTTATCCACTTCGTGTGAATAAATCATATCATCTATTACATGTAGTTCTCTAAAACTCATAATTTCTTAATTTAGCATGGGCAAAATACCCATAGTGAAACGTATAGTAGTGCAAATAAACACACTACAAACAAAAATTCTATGATTATCTTCTTCATATTGTTACGCCATTGAATATTACTTGATAGAACATGAATACTATTCCTGTTAACGCTATTGGTAATAATACACCAAATGCAATAGTTTCAAATATTAAGTCAACTACTGACTTACCTTTTACGTAATTGTACACTTTATTGTACGTGAATTTGATTTTACTCATAGTTATAAATTTAATTGTTAGTTGTCATGAGTGGAATCGAACCACTACGTGTACCAATTTGGTCACACCACGTTACCGTAATGACAGTTACTCATTCGCAATTTACTGTTAGAAACAAGTGGAACTCGCAGTTGAAATAAAAAGTTAGTTATTAAACTAACTCTTTATCTCTAAGTACTAATGGAATATTATTAGTAGCAGTGTATGATTTATACTTTAACCAACATGGTAATTTAGTTAGTGTATCTTTCATTATTGAAAATGCTTTATCATGTGAATACTTTATTGTGTCACCTTTTTTGTTAGTGAAAGTAATTATAGTATTTGTGTTTAGTAAAGATTTTCTAAGTACAAATCTTTTTGAAGTAATTGAATTTGAAGTCATAGTTATTATATTTAAGTTATTATTTATATTATTATTATCTATTATATTTCGTATTTAAGTTGTAAAAGTATATTGTTTGTTTACTATTTGTTTTTTGTTATGTAGTATTCCGCACACTCTCACAACTTCTATACTAATATTATTTTTTATCATATATAAGTATTATCTATAATACATCGTATCTACATTGTATATAAGTACAATATATATATACATATATTAGTAAAATGTGAAAAATTTATACAAAAAAAAGTAAAAAGGGGGCCCGTAGTGTAAAAAAAATGTATTTATAATTACAAAGTAAAAACGAGAAAAGTAGGGGCAACACAAACTATCACTACATCTAACAACAAAAAAATAGTATGACAGTAGCTATATAAGATATATTAGTAACTGGCTAATGTCACGCTTTTAAATTTCTATTTATACATGTAATTATCTAAACATAGAAGAAATTAATTACACATGCCTAAACAAAAGCTAAGCTTAAAAGCTAGGATCGCCAAGAAGAAAAGAGACTTAGCTGCAGCAAATACAACTAGAAGAAAGAAGATGCGTGCTGAAAACCAGCGCAAGCGTAGAGCTGCTATAAAGTCTGGCAAAAATATAAAAGGCATGGACTTTGACCATAAAACCAAGAGATTTATAAGCATAAAAGCGAACCGTGGAAACAGGGGACACGGTACGCGTAATGAATAACTAGTCCTCTGCAACCTAATAAAAACCAAAATAATGACGTATTTTTATTACAAATCCAACACTTGGGGTAACTCCAACCCACAAGTAACCGAGGAAACCAAAAACTTTTGGAAACACCTTGTAGAAAAGAAAAACTGGAGAATAGTTCAATTACCTAATGGTTTCTACCAAACAGAGTATAAAGACATGGATGATGTCTGGAACGATGTTACAAGAAGAGAAACTATAGAGTCTGCTGAAGCTGCTATTGATGGTAGCATCGAGCATTACACTAAAAGGTTAGACTTTTTAAAAGGACCTAAGGTAGTTAAGGAATTTAAATAGGTACTAATAAAATTTAATTAAATGGAATATAATCAACCTAGCCAGATCGTCAAAGATCTTAACTTTGGTGATGACGGCAAAAATAGAATAATAAGTGGAGTAGATAAACTAGCTACGGCAGTTAAATCTACATTAGGAGCTTCAGGCCGTTGTGTAATATACGAAGACGCAATGGGCAAACCGGTGATTACAAAAGACGGTGTAACAGTAGCTGAATCTGTTGTCTTATATGATCCGGTTGAAAATATAGGCGCAACGCTTATAAAAGAAGCTGCAAAGAACACGGTGAAAGAAGCAGGTGACGGTACAACAACAGCTACCGTACTTGCTCAATCACTTTTACACGAGATGCTAAATAGTGACTTAACACAAAGACAAATAAAAGAAGGTATTGAGTCAGCATGTGATAAAGTAGTTAAATTCTTACAAAAACATGCAAAAAATGTATCAGGCAAAATGTTAAACAATGTAGCTTCTATTAGCTGCAACAATGACAAAGAGCTTGGTAGTATAATAGCTGACGCGTATAATAAAGTAGGTAAAGACGGTGTAGTTTTATTTGAAGACTCACAAACCGAAAAAACCTATGCTGATGTAGTTGATGGTGTGCAAATAAATTCAGCTCTACAATCAAACTACCTAATAACTGATAAAGACAGAGAATTATCTGAACTAGATAATCCTTATATATTAATATCATATTCACCTATAAGAACTATACGAAGTATACAGAACATATTAGAATATGTTATTAAACAAAAAAGACCTTTAGTTATTGTTGGTAAAGTAGAAGACTCACCTAAGTCAGCACTAATAGCTAATCACGTAAAAGGGAATATAAAACTTAATATTATTGATGCGCCTGGTTTTGGACCAACAAAACAAGATACTGTTGAAGATCTTGCTATTGTTACTGGTGCTAAACTTATAAATGAAGAATTAGGCGATGATATTGAGTTGTTAGACGAAAATTGTTTAGGCCAAGCTGTTAAATGTGTTACTGATAACAAAAACACAGTATTAACAGTAAGTAAAAACATAGAGGCTTTGCAAGATCGTATAGATCACGTTAAAGCTTTAATTAAAAAAGAAGACAAAAACCCTTATATAAAGAAAAAATTAAAGGAAAGAATAGCAATATTATCAGGTAATGTTGGTATAGTTTTTGTTGGAGCTAACTCACAAGTTGAGTTAAAAGAAAAAAGAGACAGAGTTGAAGACGCTATATACGCTACAAAAGCAGCTTTACAAGAAGGTATTGTTGCTGGAGGTGGTGTAGCTTTATTAAACGCATCGACAACTATAGTACCAGACAACGATGGCGAGGCTTTATTATTGAAGGCTATAACCAAACCATTTGATGTTATATTAGAGAACGCTAACTTAGAGTGTCCTAGTAAATTAAAATTTGGTGAAGGTTTAAATGTAGTAACAGGTGATAAAGTTAATATGGTTAAAGCAGGTATAATAGATCCAGTATTGGTAACTAAAGCAGCTTTAATAAATGCAGTGTCTGTAGCTAAAACGGTAATGTCTGCTGATTGTATAATATCTAATATGAGAACAAATGAGAGCAGTTAGTTATTATGTAGTCGTTGATAAAATAAAAAACAAAGAACCAGAAAATAAGGGTTTTATTATAGCTGATCATCAGGATAATGAAAATAAATACCTAAAAGGTAAAGTAATTAGCAAGGGTGAATTAGTAGAGGGAGTAAATGAAGGTGATGTAGTTTGGTATAATAAACACTCTGGTCATGGTATTAGTTTCGACAATAGTATATACTATGTTATCAAGTATGGTGATATAGTTATAGTCGAATGAAACTAAGTGCATCTGATTTAAGAGATATTGGTTTATTAAAGTATTACAGGCTCGTACGTAAATGGGCCTGTAAAACTTATGGCCTAAAGGATGCTGACTTAGAACTTTTAATCTATTTAGATTGCAAATCGCGATTTACGCGTAATAATTTTATAGATGGCTCTTATACTTACAGTTGGGATAAAAACCGCTGGGAGCGACTTCGACGAGACGGTTGGATCGAAGTTTGGAGACATCGTAACCGCACTTCAATTAAATACAGTATATTCAAAACATCATTTAAATGTAGTCAACTTATATCCAGAATATACAGAATCTTATTAGGGGAAGAGGATATACCCACTTCAGAAAGAAATATATTTTTTACTAACAAATCATATACAGACAAGGTATATAATAAAGCCATTGATGATATGATTAATGATAACGAAAGATAATGAGTAAAATATTAACAAAGCTACTTGGCGATGCTGCTGGTGGTATAGTTCAAAAACTAGCAGGCGTAGCAGACAAGTTTATACAAACAAAAGAAGAAAAAGCTGCATTTGAAAAAGAGATGGCTCAAATATTTATACAAGCAGAAGCTGAAATGCAGAAAAATGTAACCGAAAGGTGGAAAGCAGATTTAGAGCACGGAAACTGGTTAACGCGTTCAGTTCGTCCTCTCGTTCTTATATTCCTAATAGTGGCGACCGTGCTCATGGTATTTATAGACAGTGGATCATTAACTTTTGAGGTAGAGGCCAAATGGGTGGACCTACTTCAATTAGTTTTAATGACTACAATTGGTGCTTATTTCGGCGGACGAAGCGTTGAAAAATTTAGAAACAAAAAAAATAATTAATTATGCCTAAAATCTCAAGGTACGGTCAAGACTCTCAGTTAACCAATGACGACAAGTTATTAGGACAAGACTCGTCTGGCGCAACTAAAACTTATACTATTCAGAGTCTTACTAATCATGTGGCTCAAAATGCAAGTAAATTTAAGTTTACACAAAACACGTTAAGCTCTACGTGGACTGTAACTCACAACTTAAATATAGCTGATCATTTACCGCATGTAACTATAAAATCCGATAGTGGTACATATAATAATTATGAAATATTAGGTGATATAAGATATGTAAATGCAAATCAACTAATAATTGAATTCCATACAGCGCAAAGAGGTTTTGCGTTTATTGGCTAAAAATAACTATAACTATAACAATTAAAAACAAAAACTATGGCAATACCTGTATTAAGTAATCTTGATCTGCAAAACAAAGGTCAGATTATAAGATTTAGAGTTGAAAATGCTGCAGCATCTGGTTATGCAAACGCCGAAGCAGGTGCTCTTATTTACGACTCAGGTAACTTGAAGTTCCACAACGGAAGTTCTTTTGTTACCTTAGGTACCGGAACAGGATCTGGTACCGTAACGCAAGTAGACGGTGGCGCTGGTTTGACTGGATCAGTTACTTCATCAGGGGCATTAGCCGTAGGTGCAGGCACGGGTATTACAGTCAATGCCGACGATGTCGCTGTAACACCTGCACAAACTGGAATAACATCTATAATTAACCCATCATTAAAAGTTGGTCGAGCAAATTTATCTGCGAGTGATCACGAATTTATTGATTTTGCTACCAACGGTATAATTAAATTATCTGTTGATGGTGGTGAAGCAAGATGGAACGGATCTGCTTTCGTACCTGGAAGTGATGGTGATAAAGATTTAGGTTCTTCATCAAAAGAGTGGAAAGACTTATATATTGATGGAAAAGCTTATTTAGATGCTATTAACTTTAATGGAACAGATATATCTGCTACAGCTGCTGAAATAAACATCCTTGACGGTGTAACATCAACAACTGCGGAATTAAATATTCTTGATGGAGTAACATCAACAACTGCAGAACTTAATATATTAGACGGCGTAACGTCTACTGCTGCAGAGCTTAACATATTAGATGGTAAAGCATTTTTAGATGAAGACGATATGTCTTCTAATAGTGCTACTGGCATTGCATCGCAACAGTCTATTAAAGCATATATTGATGGTAAAACATTTGATGATGTTAGTGTTGCAAACTTAAAAACAGCTTTAGCTGGTGGTTTTGGATCAAACGCTGTACAAATTGGTGACAACTCTGATACAGTAACTATACCTGGTAACTTAGTTGTAACTGGAACACAAACAATATCTAACGAAACTGTATCTGTTATTGAAAACAATACAATACAATTTGAAGGTGCTGCTTTAAGTGGCGCTAACGATGAGTTAAAGTTAACAACAGGTGTACTAAGTGCTGATCATACAGTAACACTAGCAAACTTATCTGGTCATGTTGCTTTATTTGCGGCTGCTCCAACAGCTACAATATCTGCAACTCCTGCTGAACTTAATGTTTTAGACGGTTTTGCCGGTGTAACTGCAGACTTAACATATGCTAAAGATTTAAGAGCAACTGGTGTAACAACAACTGAGTTTGATAAACTTGACGGTTTAACAGCTTCAACGTCTGAACTTAACATAATGGACGGTGTTACATCTACTACTGCCGAGTTAAACATTTTAGATGGTGTAACTTCTACAGCTGCTGAGCTTAATATACTTGATGGTGTAACTGCTACTGCATCTGAATTAAATATTTTAGATGGCGTTACAGCTACTACAACAGAACTTAACTTACTAGATGGCATTACAACTCTTAGTGGTAGTAACACTGGTGATGAAGTTGCTGCTACTGAAAGTACAGCTGGTATATTAGAAGTTGCTAGTTCATTAGAGTCAATAACTGGTTCAGCTAACGATAAGATTATAACACCACATAACTTAACTGATAGATATTCTAAAGCTGTTATTGATGTTTCATCTTTAAATGCTACGGCTTTAAAAGCTGTTGTGCCACACTCGTTGGCTACAAAAGAAGTTATCGTTGAGTGCTTTGGTGCTACAACTGGTGAGAGAGTATTATGCGAGTATCACACAGACAATAATGGATCATCGTCAACAAATCATTTGACTTTCCATTTTGTTGCAGTACCTAGTGAAGATATAAATGTTTTCATTACATCTGTTAAAGGAACTGCTGCGGTAACTCCAACTTACCCAACATCTTAATAACTAACTAAAATACGGGCGGTACTTCGGTGCCGCCATGTATTTATTTAACTATAATTATATGGCATTTTTTCACTTAGATATAAAACAACCTTTTCACGCTATAACAGCTGCTTCTAATACACACACTGTTGATCTTAATAAAAAAGGAAATAACTATAGTATTACAGCGGGTAATGCTACTAATACAATTACTTTTAGTAATTTAGATTCTGCTAAAATTGGTAAAGGTGGAACTATACTTATAACAAACCCATCAAGTGTAAACTCTTTAGGTTGGGCTGGACTGCAAAGCGAAGCTTACACTCCAGGTGGTAGTACAATAAACTTTGATACAACAGCTAACGCTATAGCCGCGATGACATATTTAGTTATAGCAAGTAATAAAATATTGATAAACTACGTTGGGGCTTTTGATTCATATCCTCAACCTTAAAATAAATTTCAATGAGGTGGTTGTGGAATAGAATAGACTTCTGGAATACTACTACTACGTTTAACACTAGTAGAAGTACAAATAGGACGACTAGTACATCTAGGTCGACTACCACTGTATTTTCTACAAGCAGAGTTACTACGTTTTCTACATCTAGAGCTACAAGCACTGTAGTTTCAACTAACAGAAATACTACAATAAGTACTTCTAGAGCTACATTAACAGCGTACAATACATCTAAAAGTACAACAACTGTATATTCTACTTCAAGAGAAACAACCACAACATTTAACACAACTAGATCTACTACTACAGCATATAACACATCAACTACAACTAGCTTTGGTACAACAGTACCTACAAGTATTAGTACAACTACAACGTTTAATACAACTAGAAGTACAGATACTACATATGCAACAAGTAGATCAACCACAACAACCTTTTCAACAAACAGAAACACTACAGTTTCAACTAGCAGAACTACAACTAGAACTATATTAACAAGTAAAAATACACAAACAGTGTATAATACTGTTGTATCTACAAGTAGAATAACTAATACTATAACTATAACTGCTTTTAATACATCATTTACAACTTCTTACAATACTAGTACAACAACTACTAGATCTACAACTACAACATTTAGTACTAGTAGATCAACAACTACAGTAGTTAGTACAAGTAGAATAACATCTAGAGCTACTACAACCGTGTTTAACACAAGCACAACAACAAGTACTAGTACAGCTAGAGACACAACAACTGTTTATAATACAACATTTTCTACATTTGTAAGAAATACTATAAATACATTAATAACCGAGTATAACACATCTACTAGTACGACAACAACGTTTAATACTACTAGATCAACAACTACATCGTTTACTACAGCTTATAATACAAGTACAACAACACAGACTAGTAGAGCTACTATAACTGTATATGGTACTATAACAGCATTTAACACAAGTACTTCTACAAGTACTGTTTTCAATACAAGTACAACAACTGTGTTTGCTACAACAACAGTATATCAAACAAGCAGAAACACTACTGAGTCTAGATCTACAACAACGGTATATACAACTAATACGGTATTTAATACTTCAACTATTACAAACACGGTGTTTAATACTACAACCGCTACTGTAACTACGTTTACTACTACGTTTGCAACTTCAAGATCTACTACAACTAGTAGGACTACTACTGTTTCTACCAGTAGAACAACAACAAGAACAATATCAACTAGTAGAAGTACTTTAGAAAGCAGATCAACAACGACAACAAGATCAACAACAACAAGTAGAGCAACAACTATATCAACTAGTAGAGTTACTGCTTACAACACTAGTACAACTACTGTTACAACGTTTACAACAACGTTTAACACTTCAAGAAATACTACTGAGTCAAGAACTACACTTACTACGTATACTACTGCTACAACATTTAATACTTCTAGAACTACTGTGTTTGGAACAAGTACATCTTACAACACTTCTAGAACTACTGTGTTTGATACCATTACAGCATTTAGTACTAGTAGAAGCACAACAACTGCTTACACAACTGTATTTGCTACAAACACTGTGTTTGCTACAACAACAACATACACTAGCTCGTTTAATACTAGTAGAAACACTGGTGAAAGCAGAACAACAAGCACTGTATTTGGTACTAGTAATAACACTACTGAAAGTAGAAACACTACTACTACGTTTGGAACAAGTAGAAGTACTGGTGAAAGTAGAAACACTACTACTACATTTGGTACGTCTAGAAACACAAGTAGAGGAACACTTAGAGGTACGACATATAATACGTCTACTACTACTACGTCACCTACTAACACGATATTCCAAACAAATACAATAACACAAACTTCTAAAAGTACTACTACAACTCATACGTTTGGTACTTCAAGAAATACAACTACAATATATAACACTACTGTTCCAATACAAAATAGAGCAAGAACAAGCACAACTTTCTCTGCTGCTTCAAACTGTCAAAATGCAACTCATACGTTAGTATATAGAACACCAGACTCTGGTCAAACTGCGGTTGTAATTGCTGTTGGTGACCACTTATATGTAAACAGTGCTGCAACAAGTCCTTTAATTGCTGGTAACTATGGTATATCGTTATTCACTGGTGGTAATGCAAATGTGGTTGCTACAGTTGCCGCTCAGTTTGGTGTAAATGGTACTGTAATTAGTGTACTGAACTGTACTGGCGGTGGACCTGGCGGCGGTGGCGGTCGAGGCGGTGGTGGTAGTGATCCAGGTGGACCTGGTGCTCCATAAGATATGACACTGCAAGAAGCATATCAAAAAGCAGACTTACAGTTTGACCACGAGAAGATAATTTGGAAAAATCCTTTTCGCGGTCAATACTGGCAAGTTATGATGGACTGGGAAACACCGATTATGAATAAAATAGCTGATCTATGTGTTAAGCCGGGTGATCATGTATTAGAGTGTGGTTTTGGCATGGGTATATTATCTGATGCAATACAAGCTAAAAAACCTGCTTCACACACTATATGTGAAAACCATAAAGATATAATACCAAGATTAAGGTCTTGGGCTAAAAACAAACCAAATGTTATACTACACGAAGACAAATGGATAAATGTAAAAGATGGTGAATATAGTGTAATATTAATAGATACATACGCAGACGATGATTTACCAAAATTTAAACAATTTTGTGAAACTAAATTAAAAAAAGGTATTATTAGTTGGTGGAATCATTTAGGTAGCGAAGAGCACACTATGGGTTGGAATAATGTTAAGTTTTATGATATTAACATTAAGCCACCTAAAAATGCTTACTACAATAATTTAATTTATAAGATACCTGTTAAAGAATTATGATAAACGAAAACTTAATTACAGAAATAAACGCAACTAACTTTAAAGTAGAAAAGGTTGATAATTTTAATGGATCTGAGGTTCCTGTGTCTGTACTTACATTTAAAAATAAGTATGGTGGTCAGGAGAACCATGAGCCATGTTTAGTCGCGTATTTTAATGACTGTGAAGAGTGCAATGTTAATACTTGTTTTGATAATTTAGTTTACGGTGATGTTCTAGTTGTTGGGTTAGGATTAGGTACTATACCTACTTATATTCAAAAATTTAAAAACTATGATAGTATAGATGTTGTTGAAGATGATGCTGAGTTGACTTCGTATGTAGATTTTTTACATGAAGATATAAATATAATAACAACATCAGATGTTGAGTCGTATCAAGGCTCTAAAAAGTATGACTGTGTTTTAATAGAAAACTATTACCACACAGATCAGTTTAATTCAAATGGTACAATGTTGCACAACTACACTCCTCAGTTAAAAGATCAGGACAGTGTAATAGTTTGTGCGTTAATAAATAAAGTTTATAGCAATGCCTCTAACGTCTAGAAATACACTTACTCAGTTTAATACGTCGACGGCGTTTGCTACAATAACGCAGTATGGTACGGCTACGGCTACTAATACTCAACGTTTTACTTCTACGATACATGCGACTTCATATGAAACTAGTAGAACAACTAACTTTAACACAACTTATGTTACTTCGTATAACACTAGTAAACCAACTACAACTGCTTACAACACTACAACTGTTTATAATACTACAAGGTCTACACCTACAGTTTATTCAACATCAACAGCTTATCTAACAGAAAGAGGTACGACGACAGCATATACTACGTCAACTGTTTTTAGTACTGGTCGTGTTACTGATAGATCAACACAAACTAATAGAAACACTGCAACGAGTAGAGGAACATCAAAAAGTACGACTACTACATTTGGAACTTCAAGAGGAACAAGCACAAGTAGAACAACTACTTTTAATACGAGTACATTAACTCAAACAAGTAGAACAACTACCTTTAATACTTCTAGAAATACAGTAGAACAAAGAAATACAACAACAACATATGTAACTGCTACTACATTTGGAACAAGTAAAACTACAACTAGATCAACTACTACAACATACGGAACTAGTAGAACTACTATATTTAATACTAGTACAATTACAGCGTTTACAACTACAACTGCTTTTACAACAACAACAACTTATTCTACAACAACTGTATTTAATACATCTACAACATTTACAACAACTTTTAATACAAGCACGGTAACTGCTTTTACAACAACAACTGTATTTAATACTAGTAGATCTACAACAAAAAGCACTAACACAACGTTTTCTACAAGTCGTAATACTACAACTACTTTTTCTACTAATAGAAATACAACAGAGCAAAGATCAACTACTACAGTATATACTACAAGCACGGTATATAATACTAGTAAAGTAACATCTACAAGTAGAGTAACAACTGTTAGTACTAGTAAAAGTACAACAACAACATTTAGTACAAGTAGAAGTACTACTGAGCAAAGAAGTACTACTACTGTATTTTCAACAACTACAGTTTATAATACAAGTACTACTACCACTAGATCAACAACTACAACGTTTGCTACTAGTCGAAGCACTACGACAACATTTGCTACTTCTAGAAACACATTAAGCACTGATCAGATATTTAGAAATACAAGTAGAAGTACTAACACTATTACTATAACAGCTTATACAAGTTTTTATAATACATCGTTTAGCACAAGTATAGGAACTATAACAACATATACGACAACATTTAATACTAGTACTAGCACTACAACAACGTTTAATACAAGTAAAAGCACTACAACTTCTTTTACAACTGCTTATAATACTAGTACAACTACAACTAGAGGTACTGCTAGAGATACTACTACTATTTATACAACAACATTTAATACTAGTACACAGACGTCAACAACTACTATAACAGCGTTTAATACGTCTACAACGTTTACTACTACGTTTAATACTAGCACAAACACTGTATTTAATACAAGTACTACAACTATAACGACGTTTAACACAGCTACATCAACTGTAACAACATTTAACACGTCACATCCTACGATAACTGTTTATAATACAACTACTGCTACTACTAGAACAACAACTTATAATACTAGCACTAGTACAGTTACAACTTTTAATACATCGTTACCAACAGTAACTACGTTTAATACGAGTACAACTACTACTACAGTTTTTAACACGACAACAAGTACTACCACAACGTTTAACACGTCAACAAACACTGTGTTTAACACTAGTACTAATACGATTACAGTTTTTAATACAACTAGAACAACAACTTTTAACACTAGTACTACCACAGTAACTACATTTACTACTACAACTACTTTTAACACTACGTTTAGCACAAATACAGTTACTAATACAACGTGGTACAACCCTTCTACAAAAGCTGGTCAACTTGGAGAGCAGCCATTTAGCTCGGGTAGGTAGAAAAGTGTAAAAACGTGTAACTATAATAATACTAATAAAATAAAATTTAATTATATGGAAATGTTTAATAAAAAGGAGCTAGACAAACGTATAGGTCCTCTTAAAAAAACCAAAAGCCTTTACGATTTAGAACAAGTAGAAGGTTATTTAATAAGACGATGTGCCGAAATAGGCATTGAATGTGCTTATGATGTTATGGCAGAAGAAATGCCATATTTTAAAACTCTAGCTTATACAGAATATGCTGGTTGTTTATATTTACAGCCATTAAACTATAAGTTAAGAAACGAGCAAATGATAGATGCTTGGTATGATAAAGAAGAAATTGGTTATCCAACTTTAGATTATTCTTCATGGTTTATAAATAAAGTAGTTAAAAGCGATAGTAATAAATATATTGATCGAGAAGATGTTACTAAAGATTATACAGCCAAAGATAACTTAGTTGTACTACCAGGTTCAAACAAAGTTAGGGAAAACGTTTGTTTAAATAAATTAAAACATATTAAACAACAACACGGTGATAATGTTTATTTTAAACCACACCCTATAACTACACATCAAATAATTGGTGAGTTAAAAGATTTTTTTGGCGAAGAGTGTATACTACCTAGAAACGCAGATATGTATTACTTTTTGCAAAAGGCAAAAAATGTATATACAACACATATAAGTGAAAGCTGTATATACGCAGCTGTATTGGGTAAGTATATACAACCAATTGATGTTTGGAACAATATACAAAGAGGATCATTTTATTGTATAAATAATCATATATTCAAAGAGCAAGTACAAGCTAAAAAGTTTATAAACTATTGCTTTTCAAGTTACAAATCAGGTATAATAAACCCTGCAGTTGATAAGAACTGGAAAAAGAAAGTAGATCATTATTTAAAATATATAATGTTGAAAAGAGAGACGTATAAAAATTGGTATTTAGCGTCTGAACCTAGAAAAAAGTAAAAAGCGTGACAATTGCGTGATAATATAAAAGTGAAATTAAATTAAATAAAAATGACAAAAAATAAAAAACAAGCTGCAAAAGCTACACAAGTAACTAAAGAAGAACTACAAAAAGTACAAACTTTAGTAAACAACATTAACAACACTCAATTTAGGATTGGTGAACTAGAGTTAGAAAAAACAAGTTTAGTAAGCATGGCAATAAATGCTAAAAACCAATGGATGGAACTACAAAATAAATTGAGAGATAAATATGGTGATGTTGTTGTTAATATTAATGATGGTTCTTTAAAACCTAGAGAAGATGAGCAGGTTAATACGAAAAATTAGTATAGGTAAGGACTATAAAAATGAAGCTATGCACTACTCCGTAGGCCAAGAGGTTTATGGAGGTCATACCATCATTGATATACAAGAAGAAGACGATAAATATAGTATTTTTATTCAAAAAGGTAAAGATGTTATTCCATGGAAAGATTTTAATAAAAACATGGCAATAGCTGTAGAATACAACTTAGAGTATTAATGCAAGGTTTATATAACTTTATTGTAAAACCAAAAGGAGATATATACAACAACACTAAAAAAATAGCTGGTGTTGATTTAATATTAAATAATAATTTATCTGAATTTAAGTATATAAATAGAAAAGCTATTGTTTTAGCTTTACCTAAAATGATACAAACAGATATTAAGGTTGGCGATGAAATAATAATACATCACAACGTTTTTAGAATATGGTATGATTTAAAAGGTAAACAAAAAAACTCATCTAGTTATATTAAAAAAAATTTATATACTGTATCGCAAGATCAAATATATTTACACAAAGTAGGTAAAAATTGGTTAGCTTATAAAGGGTTTACTTTTGTAAAACCAATATTAAATAAAGATAAATTTAATTTAGGTATAGAACATGCTAGTAAAGGTATAGTTAAATATACAGACGGTACATTTAACAAAGAACAGCTAGTTGGTTTTAATCCTCGTGTAAATCACGAGTTTATAATAGATAACGAGTTACTTTATAAAATACCTAATGTAAACATTGAAATTATATATGAGTACCAAGGAGACGAAGAAGCGTATAATCCAAGCTGGGCATAAAGCTGTTGAAGAGCTTATTAAAGTTGCTAAAGAAAAAATAGTAGAAACAGAAGATGATGTTTCAGCTGATAGATTAAAAAACGCTGCTGCTACAAAAAAGCTAGCTATATTTGATGCTTTTGAAATATTAAATAGAATACAGGAAGAAGAAGATATGCTAAATGGCGTTACTAAAGAAGAAGCTAAAGTAAAATCATTTAGTGGTTTTGCTGAAAAAAGATCTAAGTAATGTTGTTTGAGGTAGTAAATCCAATAAAAATAAATACCATTAAACGCCTTAACAAAGGCAAAAAATGGAAATATGGTTACAATAAAGATCATGATATTGTTGTTATAAGTAAAAACGGAACTATTGGTGATATTTATAATATACAAAATCTTAAAATCGCTTTACCAAAAACGCCTAAAAACATACATAAGTTTAATAGTGGCAAATGGGAAGTAACTGATCAACCTAAAGCGTTACAAAGGATTAAAACTATATTTGACTGGAAAGAATATCCTGATAATTTTAAAAGTCAATATATAGATTATATAGACGAGGAATTTAAAAGAAGAGATGAGGGTTTTTGGTATTACAACAACGGTATACCAACTTACTTAACAGGTACACACTACATGTATTTACAATGGAGTAAAATAGATGTAGGTAAACCAGATTTTAGAGAAGCTAATAGATTATTTTATATATTTTGGGAAGCTTGTAAAGCTGATAACAGATGCTACGGTATGTGTTATTTAAAAAATAGAAGATCTGGTTTTTCATTTATGGCTTCAGGTGAAGTAGTTAATATGGCTACAATATCAAGTGACTCTAGATATGGTATATTATCTAAAACAGGTCCTGATGCTAAAAAAATGTTTACTGATAA